GTTTTGGAATGGTCTAATAACAATGTTATCCATTAAGATACTTGCAGTCCTTAATTCTTCTGCATTGTTACCAAATCCTGTGTTGTCTTTAATACCTAATAATATCGGAGAAACGACTCCGTGACCGATCATAATCTTTTCCCTACTTTCAGTAGCTAAAAATTCATACTGTGCGTGTGCATCGGGAAGGTGTATAGGGTCGATATTAGCTTGGTTTTCTACATCTTCGTTGAAAGATAGTATAAACTTACCCGAATTGCTTGTGCCTCCAAATTTGTCCTGTATCTTGCGTTCTAACATATACTGAACTTCTTCATTTGGAATACCATTATTGAAGTTGATAAGCAAACTTGGTTGAAGTCCGTTCTGAATGTTGTTTATGTGATAATTAGATACTTCTTCTTCTAATGAACAATACTGCAAACATCCTTGATAGTCAACAGGAGTGTAGTAGTAAAAACCACTTCTGTATGGCTTTACAACGTATATCTCATTCAACCGTGACTTAGTCCCATTTCCAAAAGAAGGAATCCTTTTTGGGGTGTCTTTGTTTGTCAATTCATCCCAATCGTGATAATAGTAGAATGCTCTTACCTTCCCATCCTTAGCCTTCTCTGCTCTTAGCGTTTCCATTGGAAAGTGCAATATGCTTGTTATCTTACTTTTATCATCATTATATATTACTTGAAGTGAAGCCATACCAAGTAGCTTCAAGTCATTGACTATTCTCTTTACATCTTTAGGTTTTAGAAGTAGTTGCATTTGAGCAAAATCATCAGGATTCTCATCAGAATCAGTTGCGTTTAAACCACGACCATAAATCATATCTACGATACCATTTATACACCTTGAATTAGTTGCACTTCCTAAATACCTTTCTATTAACTCTTGGAAATAACAATTATCATCGCCATATTCCACCCATTGTTCTTTAGTGTTCTCGTTAACTTTAGGTATTTCATAACCCGACAAATTAACTATCCTTAATTGATGTTTATTGTTATCTTCCATTATACTAATATGTATTTTTGCGTACTTGAATCAGTACCTACAAACTCATTGTATTTATTACTATTAAGTGTGTGTGGAACAGTATTAGATGTCTGAGAAGTACAATATATCTTATCTCTATATAATAATGTACTGCCCTGTTTTACTTCAATAGAATAAGTATTCTCCGCAGTAAGTATATCTATCGCTACCGACATAGTAATAAAATTACCAGAAATAGATGTGGACAAATCATTTATAGTTTGTGTTTTCCTTGTTCCATCTTCAACCACAACTAAAGATATATTAGAAGCGACCACATAGCTTCTTGGTATAAAACTAATGGTTTGTGCATCCGTAGTTGGTAGTAACTTAATCATACTAATATAACTTGATATGTTGATTTTGTTCCATAAAAAAAGGAGGCTAATGCCCCCTCTTTCTTTATAAGATTAAGATTATTATGTATTAGTCCCTTCTACAACAGTAGGTGGAGTACTTAAACCTGCGAATGGATCTGCTTCTGTAGAAGCGTTTAAAAAGTTTGCAGGTACTTGTTCCATTCCTGTTAAAGTTAAGGTGTACCCACTTAAATCACCCATAGCAGCACCTGTTACGATAGTACCTCCGCTAACATCTGCTCCGTGCTCAGCACCCATAAGGAAAGCATTTCCATTATAGTCTTGAACAACAACGTGGGGTCTGCCGAATGATAACAACTTTAATTCTTTATGGTCTTGAACAGTTAGCTTGTGTAGTGTCAAATTCAAGGTTTGTTCAAAGAAGGTTGTGCCATTCTCTCTTGAAGAAGTAATATTCTGTTCAAATGATGAATTTCCTTTTACTTCATACTTAAAAGCAGTTACTGCACCCCCACCAACAAGTTGAATATCATCAACAACATCAACATCTGTACTGTCGTAAGTAATCGTAGTTCCAAAGTTGATAAAAGATACCGATTTAATACCTCCTACCGAATCTTTACAAGGCTCTTTTCTGCCTAAAGTTAGTGTACAACTCATATTATTTTGTTTTACTAAAAAAAAAGGCGGGCAGAACCCACCCTTTTCTTATGGTTAATTGATTTTAGTTATAAAGTACGATGTCAGAACCTACTCCAAACTGAACCCCTGCGGTCATTCGCATTACAACTCTTACATTCTGTGAACCATCAATGTCAGCCATATCAATGACTTTCACTTCGTTTTGGTCACGTAGTAAACCTGTTCCGAAGAATAAGTTAGATTTTTCGGCTGCAATTGCAGTATTATCTGCTAAACCATTCGCAACAAATAATTTTACTCCATCAAAAGCTAAGTTTTGTCCCATACCATACCAAAGTGTTCCCTTATTATCAACACCATTAGCACCTGCGTTATTTGCAATACTTCCGAATCCACCTAATGCACGAACGTATGCTCTTGCTATATTTTGTGGTACATAAACATATAAGTCATCATTTCCATAGATAGCTGATGGAATAGCATCAACGATTCTCCCAAGTTCATCAATGACATTAGCAGCAGTTACAGTAGTTGCATCTACATCCACACAAGCATCATCCCCTGTTGCAGCTTCGATTATGGTGGTCAAGCCATCAAATTGTCCATTATCAGAGTCAACACCTGTCCAAATGTTTGTTTCAATTCTTTGAGCAACTTTCTCGGCAACGTGACCAAGTAAGAAGTCTGAAAACTTAGGAGGCATATTTTTGTATGCTGATAATCCCATTTGACCTGCTTCCCAATCATCAACAAAGTTCTTCTTACACAACTGTAAGTTTACTTGAAATTCTTTAGGTTGAAGGATTCTTTCTGTTAAAGTAACAGTAGATGTTGGGTCAAATTCACAAGAAGCATCTTTCAAGATGTCATCAGTTGCAACTTTCTTCATTACTTGTTTGAAAGCAATGTTTGGTTTTACAGTAATACCTCCTTGTGCGAGAGTATTACCCGATAGCAAGGCAGCAGAGATATAATCCCCTGCAAATTCACCTGCGTAAGTAGTAGTTAAACTATTAGTAGTAGCCATTTTTATCTATTTTTTATTATCCTGTAATTGTTATTGCACCGCTTGATAGTGCATTTCCGAAAATGAAATAAGAAGTTCCATCCGACCATAACTCAACGAAATCGCCAATGTTTGAACTTGTGTGTATGAAGTTGATGTTACTCCCTGCATCGGCATCAACTACCGCACCTGCAACGATAACTGAACCTTCAACCTTATTATTACCTGCGGTTGGAGTAGCTAACCTTGTTGTTGCAGTATCTAAGACACCGCTTGTTACAAAACGTAATCTTAAACCTTCTTTTGGTTCGGGAATGTAGATTGTTCCTCCACTTCCGCTTAATTTAAATACTTTTCCGCTATCCGCAGAAGTTAGTGTGGTGTCGTAAGTCCCCGCTTCGTATTTATCGAAGATTCTCGTTACGTCATTTGAAATTGTAGTAGTAGTAGCCATTTTATTTGTTTATTTTACTAAAAATTCTTTCTAACATTGATTCCTCTCTTTGTTGAGAGAATAAGTTTAATTTTAATTCGGTTTTTTCTTCGGGAGTATGAACAATAGGTTCTGCCGATAATTTTTCCGCTTCTAATTCAGAAGGAACTTCCATTTCTTCTTCCTTAGATTCCATTGATTTGCTTACCATTGCTTTTAATGATGCAACTTCTGCTTTCAATTTATTAAAGTCATCCATAGATACTTGTTCCATAGCTTCGACTTCTTCTTTAGCTTCTGTTTCTTCTTTTGCTTCTTCTTTCACTTCCTCTTGAAGTTCTTCCGAAACAACTTCCAAATCTTCCACCTCTTGTTCTTTTAGTTCTACCTCATCCGAAGCAGATAAAAGAATCTCTCTGAATTTTTGTACTATTTCAAGTGGTTTCATTTATTTATTTTATATTAATATTACTGATTAGTTTATATTTGTTGTATTTTACACTTTTCCTATACCTTGTGCATACAATGCACCATTACAACACTTCTTGTCGTACTTCTTGCCATCTTTACAAAGACATCCTCTTCTGCCTCCTTTTGGAGAACTATAACTTGGTGTTACAAACTTCTTTTTCATTTCTTTGCTTTAGGGTGTTTAGTTGGAAGTAAATCATAATCTGTGGTGTATTTTGCGTTTTGTGGTCTACCATTCTTTACCAAGTATAAGAAAGCATTAACGCTTGCAAATGCCCATTGAGATGCAGACTTTACTCTCGGTGAACTACTTGTGTTAAATGCACCTAATCCCCTTTGGAATACAGAAGCTAACATCCCTGTTGTTACACCATAACCTAACTTAGACTTATTTCTGTCGTTAAATTCTTTAGTCTTATTTTCAAGGGTTTTTCTATCTTTAGCAGATACCTTTGCACCTGTCTTGCCTGTGGCTTTGCCCTTAGCAGTTCCTTCTCCTTTTGGGGATGGATTAGGTGTGTCTGATTTAGGTGCTTTAGGTGACTTTACAATAGCACCTCTCTTGCCTACTTTAGCTAATTCAGAATGAGTCTTACAAGGCATATACCAAGTCTTACTACCTACATCGTGAGTATGAATCCCTTCGCATCCTTTTGACTTTGCTACTGCGTATGCTTGTTCAGAAGTATCATAGGCAGTATGACCATCAAT